ACGTCGTCGTCGAGTTTGATCGTGGTCGTCATTAGTAGGCGTCGTCGGTGCCGACCGCGACCTTCTTGCTCCCGTCACCGTTCCAGTCGTACTTGACGCCGAGTTGCTGGCACACGCCGATAAGCGTGTACGCCGCCGACTCTGAGGTGTATCCGAAGTACACCGAGTCCGGCTCGCCGTGCTGTGCGATGTAGTACACGCCGTCGTCAAGAAGCGGGGCCGTACACCCGTTACACCCACCCGCGACGGCGTCGATCCCGTCCATGTGCCGAAGCGTCTCGACAACTTCGGCGACCTTGTCGGGGATCGTGTGCTGCGGGTTGAACAGCCCGCAGGTGTCGTCGTGCTTGAACTGTTCGGAAGCGGTGCGTCCGTCGTCGGCGTTGATGTCGTCCATCATGGGTTCTGTGTTGCCGGGGTGTCCCGGCTACACTCCTACATATGTGGTATACCCACTTATACTTTACTATACCACACTACCCCTCGCCACGCATCGCCCGCCCGACCACCTGCAACGCCGTCCGGATCGCCCGCGCTTCCGGTATCCCGCCGGTCACACTCCCCCAGTTTACACTCTCTGCTTGAACAAACGATGGTGCGCCCGGTGGGCGGGTGCCTTCGGGCGGGCTTCGCCACAAAAACGCAAGTTGATCGCCCGACGCTTGGAGTGTGAATGGCGATACTCCGTATTCGTAGAGACTCGTGTACTCCGGCCACGAGACGGTCGCACTCACGCGGTTGCCCCGCCGTTCGACGCGGCTCGTTTCGATCCCGTCGGCGATAAAGCCGATGTCGTACCCGTGGCGGTTCGCGTACGCGTCGAAGCGGTCGCCCGACTCTTGGGCGAGATCGTCGCGGTGCTCGGCGACGGCGTCCTCGGCGGCGTCCAGTAGCTCCTCGCGGAGCGCGTCCTCAAAGCCGTCGATCGTGGTCATTTGCGGGGGTCCGTGTCCGGCGTTTCGACTGTCTTCGCCCGTTCCACCCACCCATCATCATGGCCCCACGCATAGCCGACCGTCAGACCGGCCGCGAACGTCAGGCCGGCGACCGCGAGCGTTCCGGCTCCGAGTATCATCCAACCACCTCGTCGGGGTCGCGCACCCAGTGCTCTGCGAGGAGTTCCTTCCCCTTGCGTTCCCACCGTTCGGCCTTCGTCTCGACGTTGATGAGTTGCCCGTTATCCGGCAGGCCGGCCTGAAACTCGTCGTCGACGATGAGGATGGCCGCGGCGAGGTGCGCGACGCCCCGGCGGACGGTCATGGTCAACTCCGAATCGCCATACGCGAAGTCGACGTACACCGCCTTCGACAGCGACGCGATGTCGTCGTCAAGCGCGTTGATATCCAGATACAACTGCGAGATACCGCGGTTGTTCACCCGCACCCACCAGTCGCTCCCGCGGTTGGTGATCCCGACGCCGCCGGTGTAGTCGCCCGCGGTCCAGTCGTCGAACCCGCCGTCGGCGTTGACGACGAGGAGTTCGTTCACGGCAGTCACGTCCTTGCGCGCGAACTCGACGGGCGTGTACGCCGGTCGCTCCTCTCGCGGGTGGTACTCCCCGAAGGAGACGCGGAGGTTCTGTTTCGGCTCGGCGAACTCGTGTTCGTCGTAATACTCGTGATGGCCCCGAGGCGGTGTCTCTAAGAGCGCGTCGGAGTTCGGCGAGAGGTGCGTCGGTGGTACGTCCGCGCCGTCGACGGTGGCCGCGTTCGTCGTCAGGTCCTCCTCGTCGTCGCGCGACTTCGCGGCCGTCGGGATAAGGCCCTGTGTGTCCTCGTCGAGCCCGCCGTCGACGTACCAATGCTTATGCGTTTTCGAGTCGATCCACTCTGTCAGGCCGGCGATCGCATCAACTACGAGTTGCTGGTTGTCCTCGCCGAGCGCGCCGCTGTCGAACTCGCGAGTCGTCTGTTGCATGACGCGGCGCACGTCGTCGACGGTGCAGTAGCCGGAGCGTGCCGTACTCATGCGTCAGGGTTCGCGCGCGCTCGGCAAAAGCGTACGGGGGAGTCAGACCGTCAGGTCAAGCGTCGAGACGGTGATGTCGCCCGTGCCGCCCTCGTTGGCGAGGTAGAGTTCGAGATAGTCATCCGGTTGCAGTTCCGCCCGCGCGACGATCGACACCGTCCGCGGTTGGCCTGCCGACGCCGTCGTGAGTGCCACCTTCGACCGGTCGAGTAGCGTCCCGTTGCGCGCGAGATACAGCGCGACCGTGGTGTTCGACCCCGACACCGACACCGTCGCACTCGCGTTCGCCTTGAAGTCACGCCGGTCGATGTACGTCGCGCGGTTCGGCGAGGTGTGCGTAAAGCGGTCGGTGACGGGCGGGAAGGCTTCCGTCGGGGTGTCGATCTTGACCGCTTCGGAACCGTCGCCGGGGTCCTGCGCGGTGATCGTGACGGCGGACGTGGCAGTGTTCGCGTATGAGACGCCGGGTTTGGAGTCCGCGAGCGGCCACGAACTATCAACGCTCACGCCCACGCTCGTCTCGTCGAGCGCACCCGTGAGGATGTTCGCTTTCGTCACCGAGTCGTCGAACGTGGTCCCGCGGAGTTGCAGCACCTCGGTCGGTTCGCCGCCCGCCTCGGTGCGCACGAACTCGTCTGTCGCGCCGAAGCCCTTGCCGTACGAGCCGGCGATGTCGACGATGTCGACCGTCAGGCCGGCGGCAAGCGTGACTGCCGCGGTCCCGCCGCCGACCGGGTCGCGAAACGGCGAGTCGCCGATGAATATCTTGTCGCAGTCGCCCGTGAACGTCAGGCCGATCGCGTAATCCTCGAAGTTGCACACGAGGAACGTCGGCACGCGAAAGCCGTCGATCGTCCCGAGCGACGCGAACGTGCCCGCGCCAACGTCGGCGAACGTACACGACTGGACGAGCATTTCGTCGGTGGCCGTCGCGCTCACGTCGAAGGCGGCCGCGCCCGGCGCGGAGACGAGCACGTCGCGCATGAACAGCGGCACATCCGTTCCGCGGATCGCGCCGCCCGCGCCGCCCGTGTAGATGAACCCCGAGACGCCGGGATGGTTGCCGAGCAGGGGCGTGGTATCGCCGAGCGCGAGCGGTGCGGAACTCGTTACGATGTCGTCGAAGTAGTACGCGGTGTTGTCTTCGAGTTCGTGCCGGCCGGTCGCTTCGGCGGGCGGGAGGTCCGCCCGGTTCGTAATGTGCTCGATGCCGTTGATGCTCGTTACGTCGATGTCGCGAAGCGACTGGAGCATCTACCCACCGCCCGCGGCGAGTTTGATCGTGGCTTGGTCGTCGACGGTCCCCGTCCCCGTCGTACACCGGATACGCACCTCCGGCATACCCGTGCGGACGATGTCGTCGTAGTCGCTCGCGCCGGAGTAGGTCTGGTCGATGTCTTGCGTCCAGTCGTCGCTGCCGTCGAGCCGCGCGTCGAGCACGTACTCGGCGGTACCGTCGCCTCGGACTGACAGCGACAGGAGGTCCGCGCCGAACATCTTGACCGGGACGGTCGCGCCGGCCGTCTCGATGTCGATCGTCTCTTTTGCGAGCTTCGGGTCGCCGTCGTAGCGGGCCATTATTCAGTCGCCTCCGCGAGCGCGTCGACGAGTTCGGCTTTGTCCATGTCCGACCGGCCGCTGATGTCGTGTTCGCTCGCGAGGTCGCGGAGTTCTGTGTAGGTCAACTCCGAGAGGTCCGCGTCGGCGGCGTCTGAGTCCGCGTCGGTGTCGGTGGTGTCCGCGGCCGTGTCTTCGACGGCGTCGCTCTCTGCGTCGCTCTCGCCGTCTGTGGCTACCCGCTCGTAGTCGGGGGTGCTTGTCAGGTACTCGGCGGCGTCGCCGTCCACGTCGATCGTCTCGCCACCCGCGACGCTGCCGTAGTTGTGGATCGTCTCTGTGCCGCGTGTCACCTTCCGGATCGTAGGCATACGCGCCGCTTCGGGTGCGAGCGCCAAAAAATAGGGGGTTGGACCGCGTCAGGCGTCGGCCGTAAAGCCGATGTCGCCGAACGACGTGCCGTCGTACCCGCGGTAGGTCGACGTGGCGGTGTCGAACCACACCTCGCCGCCGTCGAGTTCGTCCGCCGGCGGGTCGCCGTCGACGCGTCCGAGATACGTATCCCGGAGCTTCGCGTTCGTAGTGGGGTAGTCACCCGCCATAGCGTTAGGCGGTCGGGTCGGCGATGTTCTCGATGAGCACGCCCGCGCTCATGTCGCGGATCTGGAAGTCGAACTGCCCTTCGAGCCAGTTCCGCGAGTGAAGGCGCTGCTCGTTGACCGTATCGGAGTTGGTCGTCTGGTCGTAGGTCATCTCCTCGAACAGGCCAAAGGCGAGGTTCGACGGGTCCGTGAGCATGCCGTACGAGGTCGGCCACTCGTTGACGCCGATGATGTCGTAGCTGAACGGCGTGAGGTCGCTGTCACCGAAGATGACGTTCGCCCCGAGCGGGTCCTCACGCTGCGTGAGGTCCATCGCGTACTGCTGCATCACGTCGTTGTTGAGCAGGAACGCGACGTTATCGGGGTCACGGAAGCGCTCGTCGAGCGTCTGAATGGTCTCGTTGAACATCTGCGTGTCCACCGAGGCCCCCGCCATGTTGACCGCGGCCATCTCGTTCGGCGTCGACGCGCCTTCGAGACCGAGCCGGTCGTCGGTCGTCGTGGTGTCTTCGAGCGTGGTCGTCTCGCCTTCGGCACGGGCGATCCACCCGTTCCACGTCGAGTCAAGCGTGGCCGACCCCGTGATCGATTCGAGGTTTTCGCTCGTGTCGTCGACGTTCGCGCGGAGGCCGATGATCCCCACGTCGTTCGCCCACCGCTGGACGAACTCGTTTTGGATGAGTTCCGCGAAGTCGTCGACGCCGGGGTGCGTGTTCTTGAGCGCGTCCCGTTCCGGCTCGAACAGGATGTAATACTGCTTGTCCGTGAGGTTGAAGTAGAACTCGCCGGTCTCGGCGTCCGAGGAGTTCGTCCGCGATCCCTCCTCGCTCCGCGGCGAGCCGGAGAGGCGCGGGACGCCGAACTTCGGCACCTGCCACTCCAGCCGGGGGACCGTCATGGTGGTCGCCATGTCGAGGATGTTAACCTCGTTCTGCATGCGGACGAGGTAATCCTCGGTGACTTCGACCGGGAGCTGGAAGCCGTCCAGATCCGTGAGGCCGATGTTCTTATCCGCGCCGTGGAGCGCGTCCTGATTCGCCTGTCGTGCCGCGTTGAGATTGGTACTCATTACTGGACCCCCGCGGAGCGGAGCACGCCCGCGAGACTGTCGTCGGTCTTGTCGGCGTCGCCGCCGTCGCCGTTACTCTGGACCTGCTGGCTAAAGCCGGCCTGCTTGCCGATGGATTCGACCGCTTCGGCGTTCGCTTCGACCTGCTTCGCGAGCGCCGTCGCCCACTCGGGGGCGTCGTCGAACGCGTCCTTTTCCTCCTCGGTGTCGCCGTCGCCGCTGGCGACCTGTTCAATCTGCTTGCTGTTCGCCTCGATGTCGTCTTTGAGCGACTTGGCCCATGCCGGCGCGTCGTCGAAGGGGTCGCCCCCGTCGCCGTCGCCGGACTTGCTGGAACCGTCGCCGCCGTCGTCGGTGGTGTCGGTCATGGATTCGGATTCGCTGTCGTCGTCGGTGTCGTCATCGGTGCCGTCGTCGCCGCCCCACGAACGGGCGGTGTGCTCGGAGAGGTCGAACGCGTAACTCTCGCGGTCGGTAAAGCGCGTCATGCCGTGGTCGACGCCCGCATCCTCTAACAGGTCGAGGTTCGCGTCGATCGCGGCCATCGCGCTCTCGCGGTTCGACTGCGAAAGCGTCCGCCCCTCCTTGGCGGTGTCCGGCCGGGTCTGGGTCTCGGCCCCGGCGGCGTCATCGGGTGTGTCGGGTGCGGAAACGCCGGGGAGCACGCCCGCGGCGGCCTTCCCGATGCGTTCATACAGCGACTCTTTGCCCGGGCTGTCGGAGCCGTCGACCTCCACGGCGCGGGACATCACGTCCCACACGCGCTCGGCGTCGGCCTCGTCATGGCCCCGCTGTTGCATTTCCGCGATAAACCCGTCACGGTCGCCGAGGTACTGTTGGAGCGCCTTTTGCGCGTTGTCTTTGTCGAGCACGAGCGCGTCCGGGACGGCCGGCGTGTCGACGGTAGACACCTCGCGGGTGATCCCGTCGACGAGTTCCCATACGGGGTCGTCCTCGGTGAACTCCTCGGGGACGCCGACGCCCTCCGGGAGGTCGGACTGGTCCATCGGTCCGCGCCACTCTACGTCGCGCGCGCCGATCGAAAAGCCCTGAAAGATCCCGTCGTCGATGAGCGACCACAGCCCATCGTCGGTGATACGCCATTGCTGAACCCACGTCCCGTCGTCGAGGTCCGCGTCGGCGACGGCGTCGGGGAGTTCGTCCCGGCCGGCGATCACGTTCGCTTCGAGACCCATCCAGTCCGACGGCCATGCCGCGTGCATGATACCGCCGTCGGCGGACTCGTTGGCATACAGGTCCGCGAAGTCCGCCGCGAACGATTCGATCGTCTCGGGCGTCTCGTAGTCGCCTTGACGGTCGACCTGCCACGGAACCATGACGACACCGGTAACGACCTGCTCGTCCGCGTCCTTGCGGACAAAGTCGACAGTCGTGTGTTTGGTCGCAGCGTCGCGGTCCACCGTCGACGCGTGGGCGGCCCCCGCGCTGCGTGTGCCGGTGCTCATGTGGATAGGCGTTCGGCACCCGCGGTTTTATGCATTTGTGGGTGTGTACACACGAATATGGCGCGAAAACAGCGGTTGCACCTGACGCTCTCGGCGGACGTGGTCGAAGAACTCGACAAGAAGGACAACATTAGCGGGTTCGTCGACGACACCCTCCGGGAGGAATTAGACCTATGACGTTCACGCAAATCTCGCAGTACAAGATCGGCGACGAGACGGTGCACAGCGTCGACCTGATAGACTACAACCCGGAGAGTGGCGACGTGAAGCGCCGCGGGCTCGGGTCGAAGGCCCGGGTTGACGAACCGCGCGAAGACTTCGAGTTCGTCGGAATCGCCGAAGACTACGACGATCCGGCGACGGTGTGGGGCATCTGGGAATCGATCCATGGTGACGAGTGGGCGGTCGAAACGATCGCCGACGCGCTCGCGCCGCCGCCGGGGTCGCGCTTCTCCGAGGGTGGCGCCGATGAGTGACGATACCGACCACCGCCACCGGAACGTCGCCGCCATCACGGAGTACCTTCAGGCGGCGGGTGTCTCGACGCTTGACGTTCGGACGCCCGACACATGGGACGAACACGCGGCGACGTTCGACCTTGTCGTACCGTCCTTCGAGGCAAACACGCTTCGGGAGTCGAACCCGATGTGTGAGGCGTTCGTCGCCGGGTTCATGGCGTCCGCCGAAGGGAATAACGGCGAGATGGCCCCGAGTGGGTCGACGCCGTCGGAGCAGGCAGAACAGAAATACGACGAGTGGCGAGGTGGCGCTGATGAGTAGCGCACGCCTCGACGAGGTCATGGTCCCGTCGTACAAGCACCCGAAGTACCACTTCGTGTACGAGCACGGAAATGGGTGGGTGCCGAAGGCCGAAGCCGAGCGGGACCGTTAGTCGGCCGGCGGAAAACCCCGTGGAAAACCCCGGCGTCATCCTGATAGTCGCACCGCGTGGGGTTGTTGGCGGCACGACAGTCCCGTGCGAGCGTACGGCGGCAGGCGACTAAATCCCCTCGGGAATACCGTCCGGCACCTCGTCCGGGAACTCGCCGACCGGCAGGCGATCGTGAAAGTTCGTAATCTCGACGTACGGGTACTCAAGCCTAATATTTGAGTAGTGGTACGACCCTTTCGACGACGCCGCGACGAGGCCCTGCCACTCGGAGACGGGGATGTCGGTGTACGCATATAGCGACGACTGTCCGCCGTCGCGGAGGAACGAGACGTATAGCTCCTGTTCACCCAGATCCATGACCGCTTGGTCCAGATTCGACGAGTCGAAGTCGGCGGTTTCGATCGGATCCTTATCGAGGAGGTCCGCTTTCACGTCGTTCCAGTCCCGCTCGCCGACCTTGTTCCCGATCGGCGGGGCGTGCGCGTGCCGACCGTCCGCCGCTTCCACGTCGCCGCCCGGCGCGCCGGCGTCGTTGACGTTCGCGAGGAGCGTGGTGTTCGGGTCGAAGTCCATGCTGTCGGCGTCGAGCGGGTCCTCGCCGATCATCTGGAGCGCGCGGTTCACGGGGATCGCGCCGTTGACCGCCTGAATCTTCTCGGCGGCGGTCCGTGCGTCCTCGCGGGGTTGGTCCGCGCCGCGGAGCACGAAGTCGATCGTCCAGTCGGTGACGCCGAGCGCGGTTTGATGAATCAGTCGGTACAGCCGCTCCGCGAACTTGTGCTGTTCCGGGGCGATCACCTCGGTCGCGAACGAATGGACCTGTGCCTCGGAGTTCGACCGGTTCGACGTTTCGGTGACGCCGATGAGCACGGGCGGGACTTCATGCACCTTTGCCACTTCATGCTCGTTCTTTTGCCGGTACGTCGAAAACGACATCTCCTCGGTGACGCCTTGCCCGAGCGGTTCGAGTTCGATCTCCACGTCCTCTTGGAGTCCATCCGCGAACTTGTCCACCTCAAGAATAAGCGCGCGGTGGTCCTCCGCGCGGAGGTTCCGCAGCATTTTCTTGAGGTCCTTCTTGGACTCCTCACTCAGCGTCCCGCCCGTGACCTTGATGACGAACCGGGGGATAGTGTCGTTCTCGAAAAAGGTGCGGTTGTAGTCTTTCGCCGCCTCGTCGCCGACCATCGTCCGAATCGCGGCCACCCAGTCCGGCACGCCGTACGCGTCGGCGTCGGGCAAGACGGACGGGTTCCGCATGAAGATCAACTCGTTCGCCGGCTCGTTATCCAACGCGCTCGCGCCGCCGACGGCCACGTCGCCCGTCTCCTTGTCGACGAATATCGGCTCGCGGTCGCTGTCCTCGTCGCTCAGGTAGCGCACCTCCGGCTCGCCGTCGCCGTCCGCGTCGCCGAGGATCGTCACCTGTTGCCCGCGGTAGCGGTCGCCCGCCTCGCCGAAGTATCGCCGCTTGCCGTGACGCACTTGGACGTAGCCCCGACTCGCGTAGTCGCCCAGCTCGCCGTCCGCGAAGTTGCCCGTCTCGGGGTGTCGGGTGCGGTCGTACTCGCTTTGCGGCGTTCGCACGCGGATCGTGTTCGCCGGGACGTGCGCCAAGCCGATCGGCCGACCCATCGTATCCGTCAGGATTTCGAGCGCGCACCACCCGATCGCGTGGAAGTCCTGCCGCGCGAGTTCGAGCACCTCCTCGGGGACCGTCGGCTCGGCGCGCTGGCGTGGCCCCGTCTGCCAGCGACTGTCGCGGCCGAACCAGAAGTTTTGCGCGACCGCCCGCTGTGTCTGGTTGGCGTCGTCGGGGTCGTCGACGCCGACCGGCGCGAGGTCGAACCCGTAGCCTACCTCATACCGCGCCTTCTTGCGGACGGCGACCGAATGAGTCTCGTTCTTCTCCACGAACTGCGAAAGCAGATCGGGGTTGTACGGCGGTTTCTTGCCGACGCCCTGTCGCGCCGTCACGCGGAGGTCGTCGAGTTGCTGGGTGTCCGCGGCCTTGGCCGCGTCTTCGGAGACGATGAGCCGGGAGTCGTCGTCCTTGTCGGTGCCGCCGAGCGGTTCGACGTTCAGGCCGACCTTGTCGTCGTCGGCGCTCATTTCTGCACCCGGCCGTCGTCCTTGCGACAGCCGTCACACACACCGCGCTTTCGTTCGACGCCGCGGAGCTTCGATCCGCAGTTGCGGCAGGTGTCTCGGTTCGCGTCCATACGGCGTCGTTGGCGGGCGACCGGCAAAAAGGGACGGGGCGCTCAGTTGACCGCGATCCGGACCGCGTACGTCTCGCCGCACTCGTCACACCGGATCGACAGCGGGACGGTGTACTCGCCCGCGCCGTCGACGGTCGGGTATGCGCTTGGGATCGTGACGTGGTCGCACACGTCGATAGGCCCGCCGCGGGAGTCGGCGTCAAGCGTCGACGAGCGGATCGTCGGGGCGTCGGTCACGCGTCACCCCGCCAGAACATCGGGTGTTCGGTGCCGAGCAGCGTCGCCGCCGGCATGAACCCACCGTCGAACGCCGCCGCATCCGACACGATGTACCCGCTTTCGCACGTCGCGCACTCGTACCGTCCTGCTGGTGTCCCTCTCATGCGTTCCCCCCGAACCGTTCGAGGCTTGGCGCGTCGTCCTCGTCGTCGTGGATGTACGTCTCGAAGCGGTACTTCGCGCTCTCGCGGTCGTCACACGCCACGGCCGTCACGCGCACGTCGTACGCGAGCCACGCGTCGCAGTCGTCGCCGGCGCACTTCCCGAACGTCGCGCGTTCGAGCTTTCGCGGGATCACGTTCGGCGTCCCACACCGCGGACAGGCCGGGATGCGGATGCCGCCCGCTTCGACAGACACGCGCTCGAAGACGGCGGTGTCGGTCATGCGTCGCAGACCTCCGCTTCGGTCACGCGTTCGCCTTCAAGCGTCTCGCGGATGTCGCCCGCGATCTTCTCGCCGAGTCGGTTCGCCTGCGATCCGTCGTCGAACAGTCCGGCGTCGCTTTCGGCGCGGATCGCCAGCCGGCGGACGGCGTCGGCCGGGACGTACTCAGTCATGCGTCACCCCCGTCGTCATTCTGCCGCATTACCTCGTACGCCGGGCCGGGGTCGTACCGCTCCCGTCGCTCCGCGGCCTTGTCCCTCCGGTCCCGCCAGTCAAGGATCGTAAACGAGCTATACATTCCGAGGAACGCCCCGGCGACGAGCGGGTCCCACATGACCGCGCCGAGGAGCGTCCACGCGCCGATGAGTCGCGGGACGGCGGCGTCACGTTTCGTCTCGACAGCGCCGAGCGCGTAGCCGCGGTCATACCACCAGCGATCCTCGTTGCGGTCCCACGGGTCCGTCATCGCTGTAGTTCCTCCGCGGTACGCTCCGCGCTCTGTGCCGCGTTCGTCGCCTCCTTGGCCGCCTCCTCGATGCGGTCCAACTGCTCGCGGAGGTCGGCCGGCACGCCGCCGTCGGCGGTCATGCGCCGGCCCATATCGCTATCCAGCGCGTCGTTTAGTCGCTCCGCGCCGGCCACCAATACCTCACCCCACGTCGCGCCGTCGGGTTTGTAGTCGCTCGCCTGTTCGATCTTCTCCTCCGGTGCCGACACGCTTCCGTATCCTTTCTGTGGCATACAGTATCTCATACCGTACCCATGCGCATAAGTGTACCGTATGAATACGGTAGTGTCCTACACGTACGAGACGCCGGAGTCGTCCTCGTCCGTCTCCTGTTGGCGGTCGTGGTACGCCCGAATCACGTCGTTCTCGCCCATGACGCCGTACCGGAGCGCGTCAACGAGGTGGTCGTTCGCCTTCACGGGGCGGCCGGTGTTGTCGTTGTAGCGGTACTTCGACAGCTCGTCGAGCAGATCCGTACACCGTTCATGGATATGCAGGTCGCCGGCAGCGATGAGGTCTTTCACCGCCCGAATCCCCGCATCTACGTCGTTGTCGGCGGCGACAGCGTCGATCCCGTCGCTCTTGAGGTCGTCGATCCCGCGCTTGTCCGCCGGGTCACACGCGACGATCCCGGTGCCGAACGACGCCCACATATCCCGGAGCGTAGAGGTGTACCAGTCGGTGCCGTCCGCCGGCGCTTTCGCCTCGTCGAGCACATACAGCCCGTCGCGGCCGCGGGCGAACTGGAGGACGCCCGCCGGGTGGCCGCTCCCCCAGTCGAGGCCGTTGAAGTAGTATTCGAGCGCGTCCGGCCCGCTGGCGGTGGTCATGTCCTCCCGAGAGAACGCCGGGTACACCGTGCCCTCGCGGTCGCCGACGACGAGACAGTACGCCCGGTTGAACATCGTCTCGCCGGTCTTGCCGTACTTGTCGCGGATGAACGCCGCGCCGCGCGCCTCGGGCCAGAGTACGTCGACGGTCGCGGGGTCGTCGCGGTCCGACAGCGGGTCGGGCATGGACTCGTAGAAGCGCGCCGGGGCCAACTCGCCGACGGTGTGGTCCTCGCCGGCCTGCCACCGGTCGCGGATCAGCGGATACTCGACGGTGTCATACCCAGTCTCGCGGTCGATGTATTCGTAGAGGTCGCCCGGCCGCTTGCGCGTCCCGATGAACACCTCTTGGGAGTTGCGCTTGCCGATCGGCATGGCCGCGCCGGCACACCACTCCCAGATGTCCTCGGTCTTGCCGTCGCCCTTCTCCTTGATGATGTCGTCGAAGATGATGAGGTCGGCGCGTGCGCCCTCAAGCCCGCCGTTGAGCCACCCCGCATGCAGCGCCGAGCCGTTCGGGAAGCGTTTCGTCTGGATGGTGTCCTCGGTGCGTACGTCCTCGGTGAGGTCCGTCAGGAACGACGCCCGTGAGGTCATCTTGTTGAACTCGCGGTGGGCTTTGTCCTTCGCCTGCGTCTCGGTGTTCGTGATCCATAGCGCCGTGAAGCCGGGATCGTACTGAAGCCGGGCGGCGAGATACCCGAGGATGACGAACGTCTTGAGGCCGAACCGGTGCGCGAGCAGGGTGAAGTCCTCGCCGGCGGCGAAGCGTTCCGCCCACCGGATATGGTGGTCGCCGAGCGTGACAAACTCGCCGCGCTCCCGGACCATATACTGCTCCGACAGGCGGTTCAGGTACACGCCCCACGGACAGCCGTCGAAAGGGTTGAACGTCTGCGGGTCGGCGAGCGCGGCGTCGGGGTCGGCGTCCGTGCTCATGCGCCGTCGGTGCCGTACCGGTCGGCGAGCGCGTCACGCACGACCTCGCGCGTGGCGTCGTCGACGCTATGCTCGCGCTCGCCGTCGATCCGCCCCGAGTGTTCAACCTCTTGGCGTTCCTCCTTGACGTATCCGAACGACGCCGACGCCCGGAACTCCGGGCGGCACTCGTCAAGGACGTTCATCGCGCCTCTCGCGTGCGCCTGCGCATAGCCCTCGCAGAATTCACACGGGTCTTCGGTCGTAAGCTCCGGGTTTCGCGGCGTCTCGACGCAACACAACGCCCGCCGGAGCGTGTCGGGTGATACCTGCGCGAGGTTCGCCTGATGCTCGATCGACAGCCCGGAGTTCACGGCGGTATAGACGATCTGCTGCTTTCGTTCGTCGTCGAGGAGCTTCGGGCGACCGGCGTTACCGCTGTCCGTGTCGGTGTCGTTGTGGGCGTCTTCCCAACAGCGATCGGGATCGCCGTCGCCAGTCGTCGGGTGCTGGCAGCGCCCCCCATCGGCGGTCGGATAGCCGCACGTCTCGCTCATACGCCCCGCTTAGGTCGCAGTCGGTAAAAAGATACGAGGCCGCTACTCGTCGACGCCGAACTCTTGAAGGATCGCCTCGCGCCACGTCCGGTCGCCCTTGACCTCGCGCATCGCTTCAATCTCGTCGTCGGTAAACGTCTCGTTGATGTTTTTCATTAGTGCTTGTATCCATGTGCCGTCTGGTGAACTGTCGCCTCTGCGTCGTTCTCCATGACGTATAGGTTGTCTAAGCGCGTCCCGGCGTCTTTCGTCCCGTCGATGTACGGGTACGACCCGCGAAATACCGGCTCGTCTCGGCCCATCGACCGGACCTGAAGCCGGAACTCCTCGCCGTACTGATCCGCGGTCGGACGCATCCGGTCGCTCCCGTGGCCGTCGTTCTCGACTTTCTCCTTACGGACCATCCGCGCCTTGACGGTCTTCCCGGAGTCGGATACGTCGACGATCTGTGCCATCTCGGTGTTCGTCTGCCCGTACCCCCACGACGTGTAAAGGAACACACCTTCCCACGCATCCGTAACCGTCTCGGCCTCGGGGTCGAACGTCTCTGCCGCGGACATTATCTCTCACCCTCGCTCGGGATGAAGAGGTGTCCCCTTTCGAGTTGCTTGCTCATGTACGAAAGGTGATCGTTGAAGTCACCCTGCTGGCAAACCCCGTCGATGTAAACCTCCTCGTCGTCGTGGTCGATCCGAATGTCGATCCCGTCGCCGACCGTCCGTAAGTGCTGTGTCGTCATGGTGGTTCTACCCACTTAGTTAGTTAGTAGCCACCCACTTGTAGTTTACTAACTTAGTTACGTGGTTCGTCGTACTGCTGTCGGGCGTTGACCGTTCGCCGGACACCTTCACGCAGTCCGATCGACGGCGACCAGTCGAGTTCTGACCGGGCCTTCTCGATATCGGGCTTCCGTTGCTCCGGATCGTCCGGTGGGCGTTTAGTAAACCGGAGTCCCGTATCCGCGCCGGCAACGTCGATCACGACTTCAGCAAGCTCCCGGATCGTTATCTCGTCCGGGTTCCCGAGATTAACCGGCGTTCGGCAGTCGCTCTGTACTAACGACCGAAGCCCGCGGACAAGGTCGTCGACGTAACAGAAGCTCCGCGTTTGTGACCCATCGCCGTGTACGGTCAGGTCCTTGCCCTGTACTGCTTGTGAGACGAACGCCGGGATAACACGGTCGTCGCGCATCCGCGGCCCGTACGTGTTGAAGATCCGAGCGACCCGCGTCTCAAGCCCGTACTCCTCGCGGTACGCCCGGACTAACGCCTCGGCATATCGCTTCCCCTCGTCGTAGCAGGCGCGGGGGCCGAATGGGTTAACGTTGCCATGATACGACTCGGACTGTGGGTGTTCCTCCGGGTCGCCGTATACTTCACTCGTCGACGTAAGCAGGTATATCGCGTTGGACTCGACGGCAACGTCAAGCGTTCGTTGCGTCCCGAGCGATCCCGTCCGAAGCGTCTCGATAGGACGATCCATATACTCCCCCGGAGTCGGGATGCTGGCGAGATGGCATACCACGTCAAACTCCGGGGTGACCGGCAACGGTGTCGTTACGTCATGCTCGATGACCGACAGCGCGTCCCGGTCGTATATCTCCCAGTCGAAGTTCTGAAGCGTCCCAGTCGAAAAGTCGTCAAGGACCGTCACCGCGTGACCGTCCGTAAGAAGCGACTCCGTGAGGTGAGACCCGACGAACCCGGCCCCACCGCTCAGTAGGTAGTTCGCCATCAGCCGCCCTCTTGTTTCGTTGACTCCGGGACGATCTTCGGGACGGCGTTACGCCACGAGATACTATGATGTATTCGTTCTGCCGACCGCCCCGATAGTTCCCGAAGCGACGTACACGACGGGGCGTATAGGATGGTATAAAACGACTTCATGTATGTCCCTTCGGCTTTGTACAGGTCCGTTATCCCACCTTCGTTCTGTTGTGTACTTCCCTGCTCGATGCTCATTAGGTTCGCCGTTAGGAATAGCTTACCATATTGTGCCGCCCGGACGTATGTATTCACGTCATCGTTCATCGTCCCGCGGAACTCGAAGGGGCGGTCGGTCGCGCAGAGGAACGTGTTCATCGCCTTCCGTTTCGTCTGGACCTGCTGCGCCATCTGTGACTCGGATCCGCCGATAAAGTCCCCGCCCTGAGTCATACAGAGCGTGTCGATCCCGGACTGCTCGACGAACTCGATCGCAGGCTCGATATACGCGTCGAGGTCGTCGGTCGTTATCGGGTCGTATTCGAGGTCTTGGTTAAACCGATACTGGAAGTTCGTATAGTCGTCGTCCAGCATCATAAAGTAGTCATACCCGAGGTCGTCGGCGAGGCCCCAGAGCTGGTTTCGGGTATAGAGGGGCGTATCGTGCTTCTCGAAGTTATCCCCGCGGTCGGTCTCTGGGAGCGCACCCTCGTTCTCGAGGTAGATCACCGTCTCCTCGCCGTACTCGTCGGTGTATAGATCGATGTCGTCCTCGTCGTCAATTACGATATACCAATCTCCGGTGTAGTTATATCGGTCTAAACAATTCGCCGTTGCGACGTTCCCGGCGCGGTTGTGGCTCAGGATAAAGATACAGAAGTCGTCACGCATCGCCGACCCCCTCCAACGTATCGTCCGCGAAGTTTACGAACCCCTGCTCGACGGCTTGCTCGTAGTCAACGATTACGAGCGTTAAGAGTTCCATCAGTTCTTGCGTCTCGGCGTCGGCGTGGGCGAAGTATTCGGCGATATTCTCGTAATCAAAGATAACGTGCCGCTGTGCCGCGAGTCTCATGAAACGATCAAGTTCGTCGGGGAGGTCCTTACTCTCAATTACGTCAAGCAGGTCGTCGTATCTGCCCCTGTCATATAACTCCGAAAGGTCCGGGGGTTCGTCCTGTGTCGGTTGATACTCCGGGGTCTTGATCTTGTCCGTATACTCAACCCCTGATCCGTCGTCCTCATGGAACTCGTCAAGCAAGTCCTCGATTTCACCGTCGTCGAAGCCGAGTTCCACGTCGTCAAACTCATCTAACACTTCAAGCTCCGTGGCGAGGAGGTCGTCGTTCCACGGCGACTCGGCGGTCTTATTATCCGCGATTCGGGCGGCCTTCGCTTCGGCGTCGCTCAAGTCCTCGCGCCAGATGACCGGCACCTCATCTAACCCGAGGCGTTCCGCCGCCTGTAAGCGCCCGTGGCCTTTGATTATCTCCCCGTCGCCGTCGACGACAATCGGCTGGTCCCACCCGTAGTTTTTAATCGACGAGGCGATCTTATTGACCTGCTCGTCGGGGTGTTCCTTCGGGTTATTCGCGTACGGGATAAGCTCGTCACGCGGGACGCGTTCCACGCGGTCGAATAGGTCCGCCATACCCGACGCTACGGCGTTCGCGTTGAAAGGTGTATGGGGCGACACTCGTGCCGGCCGCCCCGAGAGGTGCACACGGATGATGATGGGTTCGGCCCGCGTTTCCACGGGCGCAGGTCGGGGTCGTTGCCAGTCCCCGAAAGGGCAGGCGGGATTTGAACCCGCGTATTCCGGGCCGTCTGCGCCGGCGCACTTTACCACTAAGCTACTGCCCTAAGTGGACCGCGCCGGAGTCGAACCGGCACGCAGGCATCGTCTTCCCCTCCCATCCTATACAGGTTCGATCCTTCCGCCTTAGTCCCGTTTGGGACGCCCCGTCATGGGGTCACAAGCGGTCGGCGGTACTGGCGTCGCCTTCCACCTCGGTCGGTCCGAAACGCCGTCGAGCGTCGGTGATAGCCACCGCATTACATCGCGACGCGTTTCAGCGCGGACAGGCGTGGAAGCACAACACGCCCGGTGGCCGTGCGCCTGCTCTCGACGGTGCGACTGTGTGTCAGGCCGCCACCGTCTAAAAGATACCGACAAGCGCGACGGCGACGCCCGCCCCGACGACGACGCCGAGCATGACGGCGGCCACCTGCGCGAACAGGCGGACGGCGTCGTGCGGCACCGGAAGGGTGGGGTCAGTCGTCGTCATCGTCCCCCGCGGCCTCGCCGTCGGTCGCGCTGTCGTA